CGGAACGTTGGGCCAATAGAAGGCGTTCTGGAATTGACCGCTTGACCCACCATCCATGTACGCCGTGGGCACGCCCGCCGAGTCCCAGGACCACCCATGCGCGTAGGGGTTTATGACGCCGCAGCCAGGGGGATAATCGCAACTGCTGTGGCTTCCTGTGCGCGGGACGCCAGGGCTTCCGCGCGCGACGTAGAACGTGTTGCCGTAGGTCGCCCCAGCGCCTTTGATCGAGTAGCTTGTCCAGCCGAGTTCATACCCTTCGACTATTTGGGCGTCGGACGGCACGTTGAAGTACGCTATCAGTTCGTGCGTGACAGGGTTCCAGGCTTGAATCTGCGGCAACCCGGGCACGCCAGTGTCATGCAGCAGCGCGATCTGATCAGCGCGAAAGACCGTGCCGATGTCGAACAGGTTGCCGACGTTCGCTGCATGCCCCGCAGTGGCCGCGACCCAATAGACGCCGTCGTCGCCCAGGTCAGCAGCCTGCCCGCCGTACCCCCCATTAGGTGCGTCGCCGAACTTGACGGGAGGCAGCAGCGTGAGCGTGCCCGACTTGACCACCTCGAAGGTGAGATTGGGTATGCGGTTGCCGTACCGTTCGAGTTGCAAGTCGGTGAAGACGACATACGCGAGCCCACGGTAGGCGGGCACGTCGTTGGGCATCGCTGCCTGCATCGTCGGGTCTTCGAGTTGCGTCTCGTCGCCCAAGTACACCTTGAACGTCACGGCCTCGAAGTCGCGCTGCGCGCCGGTGTTCTCGGGGCGCGAGTCGAAGATCAGGCGACCATCAGCCCATATGCGGCGCACCCCCATGATGGGCCCCTCGCACAAGCCGACCGCGAAGGAACAGGTGTAGGAGTAACTCGAATAGCTCGACCCGCCTTTGCCGCCATGTTCCTGCGCGTGCTCCACGAGGTTCGAGGCCCAGATCACGTTGCCCGAGATGCGCGCCGTGCCCCACAGCCGTGTGATGGGTGAGCCGTAGGTGCTGACCTGCACCGCGAGATCATCGAGCCGTGGGCCGTCCTGCCCCTTGGGCGGGAACATGACGCCGCCGATGGCCGTGCCTGCTGCAAAGCCGATGCTCGGCCCCATGCCGAAGTAACTGCTGATCGCTGCGCCAACGACGCCCAACGCAAGTTGCGCCATGTCAGGCCACCCCTCGGTAGCCGAACGCGCACACGATGCGCGAGCGCCACACGCTGTCGATGCGATGCTCCACCACGCGCCTCATGTTCGCGAATGCGTGCACCATGCCGTCGTCGTCGGTCACGATCGCGGTGTGCAGCGGGTTGCGGTGGAAGCGGAACAGCAGCACGTCGCCTGCCTGCGGCTCGCTGCGCAGCGCGTCCATCTGCTCGGCCATCGTCGCGCGCAACTTGTTGCCATCGGGCACGCGCGAATAGGCCTTGATGTCATAGGTGCTCAGCCCCAGGTCGTGCGCCACTGCGATCACGAGCCCGATGCAGTCGATGCCTGCGCGGTTGCGCCCCTGGTGATGCCAGCGCACGCCGAGGTAGCTGCGAGCAGCCGCAACGATCTCAGCGCGCGTCGTCACGCGACACCTCGGAAGCACAGCCACATTGCGCCCCGCGCGTCGGCGCGTCGCTCGAACCGCAGGCCCTTCGCTGCACGGATCGAGTGCTCGCCAATGAACGCGCCGGCCGGCACTTCAGTCGTGCCCACCGTGCGCTCGATGGCGACCAGCACATCGAGGTCGATGCAGTCAGCCGGGCACGTTTCGCTGAACACCTCGCCCGGCGGCAGCGTGATCAGTTCGACGGTCATCCCCGCGTGCTCGGCGATCGGCTGGCGGTGCACCTCGGCAACGGCTTCCAGACGCTGGTGCGCCACGTCGAACATGCCCACCATGCAGTCGAGCATGAAGCGTTCGAGCAGGTCCGCGCGACCGTTCAGCACTGGCGGCATCCTCGGCAGCGGCAGCATCGGGCTCATCGCTCCTGACCCCCGACCCACATGAGTCGATCCATGCCGGGCACGTGCGGCTCGCCACGGAAGTTCACGCCGTTGGCGAACTTGCCCACGCAGTCCTCGGCGAAGCGCTTGCCGCACCCGACTCGCATCGAGTACGTGTCGCCCGCGCCCGCGCCGTGCGCGAGCTCAAGCTGTAGCGTGATCGTGCCCGGGCTGTACGCTTTAACCTCCATGCTGAGTCCTGCGCTCGCGCCGCTCGTCATCGTGATGAGCCCGTAGTCGAACCAGCCCGTGTCGCCTTGCGCGACCGCCTCGCCGCCCGACACGTAGACGCCCCACGCCGTGCTGTCGATGTTCGCGAGCGTGAAGTGGTCCACGTCGGGCACGCCGGCAACCACGTAGAAGCCGCCGTTGACTTCCATCATCCCGACGACGCCCGAAACGTATACGACCTGCTGCGCCACGAACGGGTGCGCTGTGCACTCGACCACGGGCAACGCCGCGTTGGTGATGCCGGTGATCGCTTGCCCGCCGCTCGGCCCAGGCTCGATGCGCGCGGCGTCGAACAGCACGATCCCAGAGTCGGCCGAGTCGTCGAGCGTGCCGGTCACAGTGAACGGGATGGCGTCGCTGTCTGGCGAGACGCCGCTCAGGTTCACGCCGCAGCGCGAGTCGCCGAGTTGCGCGCGACAGGTCGGCGCATACAACTGCCCGACCGTCGATGTGTAGGCATCGGTCAGGCCGCGCAGTTCGGCGGTGTAGCGTCCCGCCTCGATCGTTGCTTGCCCCAGGTGCCCGGTCATCAGCACGTCGCGTCCCATCGACGTGTCGGCCCAGTTGACCATGAACACTTCGACGCGCGCGTAGTCCCACACGCCTGCGAGCAGGTCGCCCTCGGTGATCTGCTCGTCGTCAATGATGCCCACGGTTTCGAGGTTGTCGACGGCGAGGCGCGTCTGCGTCTCAGCAGCGGACGGCGTGAAGCCGATCGCGGCCACGTAGGTCAGCGCATCGAACAGGATGTCAGCGTCGTGCGCCGTGAACCCGAACACGGCGTCGTCCGTGCGCGTGACCTTCCAGCACATGGCGAGCGTCGTCGTGTCGCCCTGGTAGTGCGCGAGCAGGTCCGCGCTGATGCCAAGTTTCATTCCCAATCTTCCACGATGAGGATCGATTCGCACTGCACGATATGCTCGCCCGTCGCGCCCGGCGCGCGGTTGATGATGGCGCCCGGCAGCGTGTCGGAGTCGTACATGCAGGGCACGTTGAATTCGCCCTTCCAGAAGTACGTGTCCCCTTGCGAGTGACCCGACACGGTGACGAGGCCTTCCGAGAGGTCGCCATCGCTTGAATCCGAGTCGGGCGCAATGGGTTCGGTGCTTCCACCGCGCTTGCGATAGACGATGACCGACTCCACCACCGGCCGCGTGATCTTGCGGGAGTACGGGTTCGTGTCCCCGTAGACCTTGTGCATCTGATAGGTGTTGCCGGATACGTTGATCAGCACGCCATCGTCCTGCGAGCATTGGAAGTCCAGATAGTCTTTGAACGGGAAAGTGTGCGCCCGGCCGCGCGCTTCGTGGAAGTGATCGACGATGGCGCGATAGTCGGACGCGACTCGCACGGCGAAGGACAAGTCCCACTTGTGCTTCGCGCGACTGCGGTTGATGTTGCGCTGCGTCCAGCCGCTGAAGGTCTGCACCACCGTCGTAGACCACTCGACATCGCGCAGCGCACCGAGCGCGATGCGATCGGGGAAGGTGAGGGCCAGATAGCTCATGCGTTCCTCGCGTGCGCGACTTGCAGTCGGCGCGATATTTGCGCCCCGAGTTGCGCGCCCGTCGCCGCGCTCGTGCCGGGCGGCATGGTGATAGTGATGGGCGCGTTGATCGTGGTCGAGCGAGAAGTGGATTGCGCTGACGGGTTCGGATCGACCCACCCGCGTCGGTTGCCCATCATCAGGAAGTCGCGACCGTCGATGGTCAGCATCTCGGGCCGGCCGCGTTCGTTGACTCGGTACAGGCCACCTGCATCGACGTTGCCACCGCCCGCGCGCCCGCCAAGCACGTTCGTCCAGCCCGAGCCCGCGCCGTAGCTCGGCACCGAACTCGACCCGCCACCGAACCACGCGCCGACCATTGAGCCGATCGACGAAAGGAAGCTCGAACCGCCGCCGCCGCTGCTGCCCATCGAGTTGACGCCCGCATCTTTGAGCCATCCGCTGACCGCGTTGCCTATCGGCTCGGTGACGAGCTTGCGCGCCATGATGCGGATGATGTCTTTCTCCAACCCCTTGAGTACGTCGCTGAGCTTGCCGCCTTCGACGAGCGCATCCTCGAATGCGCTGCTGAACGTGAGGCCAAGCTCCTTCGCGATGTCGGTGGTGTGCTCCGTCGCGTCCCCAATGCCGTGAATGCCTTTGATGATCGACACCAGTTCTTCGTCGGTGTACGTGATTCCGGACGAGCGTTGGAAGTCCAGCCGCGCCATCATCGCGTCCTTGCGCCGCTGATCTGCGCGCCCGGACAGCTTGTCGATCTCGTCGTCCAGATCGCGCGTCGCGGATACTTCGAGCTTGCGCAGCGCGATGATGTCCTCCTCCTGTGCCTTGATGTCGCGCAGCGCCTCGGCCTGTTGCACCAGCATGAGCACGAGCGCCTTGACTTGCGGCACGGCGCCGATCGACCCGATCTCCATGAGCTTGTTCAGCGCTTTCTGCGCTTCCCCCACCTTGCCGAGTGCCTCGACCTCATCGCTCAGGCTCTTGATGTAGGAGGCGAGGTCGGCGCGCTGCTTGTCCATCGCGTCTTGCGCGGCTTTCGCACCCTTCCCCTTCCCTTCGGCGCCGTCGTAGACCAGTCCGGGTTTGTCGCCTCCGAGCTTCGGCCCGAGGTTGTCGAGTGCCAGCGCGTTGCGCGCTTTGCGCGCGTCGTTCAGTTGCTTCTCGTACGTGTCAGAATCGAACTCAAAGAAAGCGCGCCAACGCCCGAGCGGTCCGTCCTTGTCGTCCACGCGGAACGATTCTCCAGCGCGCATCCGCTCGAACGCTTTACCGAGCACGGGGAGCGGGTTCCCGCCCTCGATGGCCTTGGTTAGCAGCACGAGCGCTTGCACTTTGCCCAACAGTCGCCCAATGCCAAGGGCTTGCTCGTCTGCCCATTCGCGGATCGACTTGTTGGTGGCGAATGCGTCGAGCCCGTTTTGGATGCCGGTCAGATCGCGCGAGAAAGTCCCGATTGCGCTGATCACTTCCTCAAACGCCGGCAGCAGGTTCGTCGCGTACGCTTGCGCCGTGAGCTTGACCACTTGCATGTTGTATGCCAAACGGTCCGAGAAGTTGTCCGCCGCCTCGATCTGCTTTTGCGTCAGGATTACCGTGCGCTCGCCCTGCTCCTCCAGCGCCTTGAACACCTTGAGTTGCTCGGCGCCCGACTTGCCCATCGTCGTCATCGCGACGGCAACCTTGGCCCCGCCGCTCGTGCCCTCGTCCGAGAACTTGTTCAGCGCTTTGCCGAGCGCCTCGTACTGATCAGCGGGGTTCAGCTTCTTGAAGTCCGCGACGTTGATGCCGAGCGCGACCAGGGCGGCGCCCGCAGCCTTCGACTCATCATCGACGCCGGCGAGGTTCTTGGTCAGCTTGTTTATTGACGCGCCCACCGCGTCTATCGGCACGCCGGCCACCGCAGCGGCGACGGACAGCGCCGCCAAGTCCTCGGCCGAGGTGCCTGTCATCTCGGACAGGTCTTTGAACGCTGCCGCGCCCTTGATCGCCGAGTTGATCAGCGCCGCAATGCCGCCCACCGATAGCGTGATGCCGGCGAGCCCAAGAAACGAGTTCGCCATGCCGAGCACTTCGGTGCCCGTGGCCTTCGCTTCGCGCTTGAATTGCTTCAGCGACTTCTCTGCTTTGCCCGTGTCCGTGACGAACGAACCCGTGCGCATCAGCAGGTCGATGATGATTGATCCGGCCGACATGGTGCGTTACCTCGTGATGCCGAAAGCGCGCAGCGTTTGCAGGTCAGCGGCGGTGTGCTGGAACGGCGACGGCTGCAACCATTCGACTCGATCGCTCGTCGATCCTCCGCCCATCGCGGAGGCGATCATCGCGGCCGGCCTGTAGTACCGGTGCAGGTCGTCGAAGGGGAACAGGCGATAGAACGCGCCCCACGCGAGGAACTCGGCGCGCGACATGCTCGCTTTCCATTCCGCGATCGAGCGTCCGCCAAGTGCGAGTGCCAGTGTGTGCCATAGCCAGTCCTCGCCCTTGGCGGCTAACCGTTTCCCGGTGCTTGTGCCTTCGGGCCGAATCCGTTGACTTCGAGCAGCGCGCCGATCAGCCGCAGCATCACGGGGCGCTTGATGCGCTCCGCAAGCGCGACGCTGATCGCGTCATTGCCTTCCGGGTCGCACAGCCCAAGCGCGAGCAGTCGCGCGTGCGCCGAGGCGACCACGTTCTCGTCCGCCGAGTTCGTCCAGATCGCGTAGCGCTCGAACGCCGTATTGGGCAGGGCGCGGAACCACATCACTTCCTTGGTCCCGTCGTCCAACTCGATCGTGCGCTCCTCGACCTTTTCGCTGATGAACAGCTTCGGGTTGAGCGCCATGCTCAGCTCGACGGTGTGAAGCCAGTAAAGGTTACTGCGCCGCTGCGCTGCAAGGTAAGTGTGCCGCGCACGATCTCGTTCGTGGCGAGGTCGATGTTCACGTCCGAGACGTAGGCGTTGAACTCGATGGTGGAGCGATCGGTGGGCAAGATCACCGTGTCGTCCGTGTCGAGCGTTGGCGCGCTCGTGCCTTCGCTCAGGCAGACGATCCACGCCATGACGTCGCCAGCCGCCTTCATGTCGAAAAGGTTGGTGTGCGACGTGGCGGTCGGGTCGAGGTTGAAGGGCACGGAGACTTGCCCCGGGTTGCCCAGGCCGGCCATGTAGGACTTGTCGCCGATGGCGTCCAGGCAGGTGCTCTCGATCTGATCGCGCGGCCCGCCGAGTCCGCTGATGCCCGTGGGGCAAGTCAGCTTGACCATTGTGATGTCGCTGTCCGTGATCGTGTCGACCACGTACAACTCGGTGCCCTGTGTGCGGATACCCATGACGTTCACCTCTTGAGTGTGTGGCCCGCATTCAGCGAGCCGGGTTTGGAAACAGTGCTCGTCACCTCGTGACGATCCAATCGAACTCTAACTGGATGTGGAACAATTTGGAATCGGTATCGCGCTCGTCTGCCGTGACGCCGGTCAAGTGCGCGTGCGGTTCGATCGCGTCGCGCACCGCGAGCGCCATCGACTCGATGCCCGAGTCCGTCTGGTGCCAGCAATCGACCTGCACCACGACGCGATCGCCCACGGGCACGTCGCTCAGGTTGTTCTCGGGCACGTCGGCCAGGACGAACCATGTGATGTAGGGGCGCGATGCGTCCTGCGGCGCGCTGTCGTGCCTGAAGATTCGCGGCGGGTTCGTGCCCACGATCGCCTTCACGTCGGCGGACGCCTTGAGCGTTTGGAATACGGGGGCTTTCATGCGGCGCTCACTTCGCGGTTTTGGACAGGCGTTTCACGAGGCGATCCAGGCGCTTGACAAGCGTCGCCTCGATCTTAGCCGCCGCCTCTTCGCGCTTCTGTGCGAACGCGGGGCGGAGCCACTGGTGCTCGCGCATTTTCTTGGTGCCGTACTCAAGGAAGCGCCCGTAGAAGGTGGGACCCTCGGGGGTGTACTCCTTCGCGCTCGTCCACGTGGTGCGCCCGGCGCGGCGGTTCTTCAGGTTGTTGATGTACTTCTTGGCCGCGCCCTTTTTCACCCACACAATGAACTTCTCGCCCGTGCCCGACTTCGCGAACGCGCCTTTGCGCGCGCGCGTCACCACGATCGAGGCCTCCAATGCGCCCGTGCTGCGCGATGGCTTGCCGTCGACGTTCGGCTCGGACACCACCTTGCGCACGTTCGCCCGCGCTTGCTCCGCGATGACCAACGCGCCAGCGCGAAGTGACGTGCGCACCGGCCCGCCGTTCTTGCTCACCACCTCCGGGGGCAACTGCCGCAGCAGATCAAGCACGTTGTCCATGCCCGTCACTTTGAAGTCAACCTTGGTCGCGCTCATTGAACCGCTCCCGTGTCGCTCGGCTTGATGAGTTTCCAGCACGGAGACGCGCCCGCGTGTCCGCATCGCACTGCGTCGTTGCCCCACACCGAACGGATCATGGCCTCCCATTGCGCTGCCGAGCGCTTGCTGATGTGCAACTCCACGCCGTTCAGGAAGGAGGACGTTTCGCTCGCCGACGCCGTGACGCTCACGCGCGCGACGCGATGCAGTTCCGAGAGCGCGGGCACCAGATCGGGCTCCGTCAAGTGTTCGAGCACATCAAAGCATGTAACGTGATCGAAGGACGCGGACGCGAACGGCAGCGCGTGCGCCTCGGCATAGGTAACGTCCTCGCCAAGCAGTGCGCGAACCACCTCCGTTCCCAGCACGGGGTAGTGCCCGACGCCGCGCGCGAACTGCATCGTTTCGCCGCGCCCCGTGCCCACGTCCAGCAGCGAGCCGCGCGGCTGCAACGCAATGACGAACTCAAGCACGCTGGCGCGCCGTCGTTTCCCCATGCGGTAATGCTCAAACGCATAGGCTTTCGCGTACAGCGCGATCTCGCTTTCGCGCTTTGGCGATACGGTGCGATCACGCTGCCGCATGTCACTCCTTCGGCGGTCTTGTTCAGGCGCCATGCCGTCGGCCTGCGAACGGTTGATAGGCCTCGGCATCGGCACCCACCCACGCGCGCAGGATGTTCCCAGGCGCATCGACGGTGCCCCGCAAGTCGGCGTTGTGCCCGACGCCAATACCGCTACGCCCCGGCAACCCCTTGATGCCAACGACGCGGTGCCCGCTGAACGTGCTCCGCTGAGGCTTCGGGTCGCGCCACAGAGTCAGGTCTATAAACCGTTCGCGCTGCGCGACAGCGCGGCGCAGGGCCATCAACCCTTCGTCACGACAGGCGGTGGCGGACAGGCTAGCGTTGCGTTCGTTGCGGTGTTCGTGCGCAACGCGCATCGCGACGTTGTAGTAGCGCGCGCGCTTCTCGCCCACCAACGGGACGCGATCGAGCTCCGCATCTACCTGCTGTAGCCAGTCGGGCGCATACCAGTCATCGTCCTCGATCACAACGACTCGCGCCCCGGCGTCGATCACCGCGAGCCCTGCCGCGAGGTTGCGCGCCTGCGTGTTGTCCCTCAGACGCCAGAACGGCGCGGGACGAACGATGTCCAGCGTCCAGCCCTCGCGCTCGAACGTGATGGGGTGCGCGATGCTGCCATCGTCCACGATGACCCATCGCACGGGGCCGGCATAGGTTTGCCGCAGCATCCAGCGTTCGCACAGGGCCCACGCCTCGGGCCGGCATCCGGTGGGAGTCAGCAGCGTCAGCATTGCGCCACCGCAAAGACGTGCATCGGGCACGACATAGACGTGATCCCGTTCTCACCGTGGTCGTTCAGACGAAACGAGACGCGTTGGGCGTTCGCTGTCTCGATGTTGCGGAACCCTGCATCGTCGAGCAGCAGGCAAAGCCCCGACTCGGTGAAGCGCCAGTAGTCGTTCGGGAACCCGTGCAACGGGAACGCGGTCAGCGTCGTGACGACAAGCCAGCCTCCCGGACGCATCGCCTCGCGCAACTTGGGCAACGCGACCCACGGACGCTCGACGTGTTCGAGCACTTCGCTGCACAGCACGCCGCTGAACTTGCCCGCCATGTCGGCCGGCAGCGAGCACATGTCGCACACAAGATCGACACCCGCGCCGGGTCGCATGTCAATGCCAAGCCACGCGCCACGCGCGAGGTAGCGGTTGTCTGCCCACCATGCGCCCTCATGCGCGCGGCTCCCCACTTCGAGCACGTCCTCGCCGAGCTTGTCCGCGTGCGCGTCGATCCACGCGCGGATGCGCCCGCGGACGCTGGTCAGCGGGGCCTTAGGCGGCGACGGCGACATGCAACTCGTCTTCCAAGCGAGCGCGCGGAAAGCACGTGAGCGCGGACGCGCGCGAGCAGTTGATCACTTCGACTTGACGCTTGCGGGCGAACGCAGCGACGAGCAGGAACTTCGCCGGCCACTTGGCGATCGACTTCGCATCGCCGAGCGACGCCGGGTGCGCCTCGTGCCAGTGCGCTTTGCCCGTCGCGTCGCGCTTGCAGTCGAACCCGAGGAGGAGCACGCGCTGCGCGCCGCCGTGCAAAGCGAGCGCGATCGCGGCGGTGCCCGAGTTGCCGAACCCGCGCCCGGGCAGGAACGGCACCGCGTTCATGGCGGGCGACGCCTTGGGCACCGCGCCGCAGACGATGCCTACGCCCGCAAAGGAAGCGCGCACCTCGTCGCTGTACACCGCCCACCACTTGGCGTCATGCCCGACGAGCACCTCGGCCCACGGTGCCATGCGAAAGGTCGTGTTCGTGACGATGACGGGGAACTCGCGTACCGCGTCGCAATCCTCGCGCGTCAGGCTCGGCCCGCTCGCGATGCAGACGACGGTGCGCCCCGACCAGCGCGCCTTGAACGGCGAGACGGACACGACGGCAGGGCGGGCAATCAAGAGCGTCATGGCGTCAGGCGTAGAAGTTGGGCGCCTTGTTCTTGGTCGCCATGTTCGTCGATTGGTAGTGCAAATCGACGAAGTGCAGGAACGGCGCTTTGTTGAGCGTGTCCGCCGCGTCGGCAGGGTTGCGCCATACGCGAACGAGGATGATGCCGTCGACCTCTAGCGCGTTGACGCCGATCGCGCCCGAAGAGGACAACTGCACCTCGGCGATCATGTGCTGTCGAACCGTGCCCGAGGCGGTCTGCGTCGCGGATACAGTCGTCACAGCGGCCGGGAACGCTTGCTGCTGATGCCCCTTCGAGTAGAGCGCGTCGAACGACCACTTGCAATCGCCCGGCACGCCGGCAGGGCCACCCGTGTCGATCTCCACCTGTGACCAGTGCGCATGGATGAACACGTCGGAGCCGGGAACGTAGTCGTGCAGCATGTGGAATTCGATCCACATTTCTTGCGTCGCGCCGTTGGAGTACTGGTACTGGAAAATCGTCGTGCTGTTGTAGGCAACGAAGCCCGGAGCGGCGGCGCCCGTCGCGCGCGCGTGCAGCGCGGCCGTGATGTCGCGCCAACCGAAGGTCGGGGCTGCCGCGTCCACCTTGATGCCGACGCCCGAGGTCTTGTCGAGCGTGATGCCTCCGGTGAGGATGGCGGCGCTCACCGTCTTGGAGAACTCCAGCGCATCGCCCGCGCCGTTGACCACGACGAGCTTGCCCGCTGCGGCCGTGAAGTTCGCGGGCGTGTCGGTGAGCATCAGGAACGTGTCGGGATCGTCGGGGGCCTCGAACTCGACGGCATCCTCGCCCTCGTTGACGACGAGCGCGTAGCCGCCCTTGCCCGAGAAGGAGGCGGGCGTGTCGGCGAGGTGCAGGAAGGTAGACGCACCGCCGCCCGCCGTGAAGTAGCCCAGTTCCGCCCAGGCCTGTCGGCCGTCGCCGATCTTGAGCTTGCCGGTATCCGTTTCGAGCCCCGCCTCGTCGCTCGCGAGCGTGGGATTCTTGGCGGTCCAATGCGCGGCGGTGCGTCGCAGGAATTGAAGGACTTTGCCCATGTGTTGTTACCCCTCGTTGACGCCGCTGGTGCACAGCAGGGTCATCCAGTGCACGCCCGTTTTGGGGTCGGGCAGGATCGCTTTGATGTTGTAGATCGTGCTGCGGTGCCGCACGCGCATTGAGGGCAGCACGCCCGGCCGGTTGCGGACGCGGATGCGAGTCTCGACTTCAGACTGCGCAGCCTGTGCCGCGATCAGTTCGCGCCCCGACAGCGGCTCGATCGACGCGGAGAGATACCCGAAGGCGTCGGACCACGTCTCGGTGATCGCCCCGTCCGCGTCCGCGTCGCTGTCGATCGCCCCATCGCTGTCGCTGTCAACGTCGCTGCTGCTCGCCGCGCGCACGCCGTCCGCCACATCGACGAGCAGTTGCTCGATGATCACGCGGTGCCGTAGCGCGCCGCTTCTCATGCCATCCCCAGGCGCACCCGCGTCGGGCGCAGCAGTGCGGTAACGCCGAGCGGAAGCTCGGTGACGATGTTGCCGACGTTGACCGCCTCGCGGTTCTCCCACAGGTGCCCGATCATCAGCAGCATGGCGGCGCGATAGGCCTTCGGCAGCGGCGGGCCGGGCACGAAGTCGCTGTCGCTGCTCGACGAGCTCGAACTAACTGCGAGCACCTCGTCGGGCGCAGCGTAGCCGGCCGAATACTGCACGCGGATGGCGCTGACCCCACCCGGCACCGTGACCGCGCCCGGCCATGAGCCTGCAAAGGGAAGCACGCGCGCCAGCAATCCATAGGTGTCGAGCACGTAGTCGGCAGGGTCGAGCAGGGCATCGCTGCTGCTATTCGGTTCGCCCGCGAGGATCGACAGCACCTCACGCACGGGGCCGCGCGGCAGTTCGATCGCCAGCCCGGCGATGTCGCGCGTGGTCGGCCACGCATCGAGCGCGATCTCAAGCACGCACGGGGCGAGGGACCGCGCGAGGAACTCCTCGCAGTGCTCGCGCGCTGCGCCGATCACCCCGGCAATCATCAGGTCGTCGAGCGTGTCGACGTCCGTGTCGCCGTACTCCTGAGACTCGATGTGCGCGCGCGCCTCGGCGATCGTGATCGGTTCGAGACTCGGTGGCGCGATGACCTTGGCGAGCGTCTTCATTCCGCTGCCCCCTTTGCGTCGTTGCCGTCGCGGCCGCGCTTCACTGCGAGGCGCCACGTGTTGGATACGCCGGGAACCTCGCCTGTGTTGTCGCGTTGCGCGATCCAGAAGCTGCCGGCATAGGTCACGCCGTCGCCGCGTTCGTAGGTCGCGCCGGAACGAAAGATTCCGCGATCGAGCACGATGGGCACGCGTAGCGACTTCGACACGACGCGCGTGCCGCTGCGCAAAGTGAACACGAAGGTTCGCTCGTCCTTGAGTTCCAACTCGATGTCGTCGAGCGTGAACCCGTCGACGCCATCGCGGCCGTCCTTTCCGTCGAGGCCTTTTTCGCCGCGCGTGCCGGGGGTGCCGTCGCGCCCGTCGCGCCCGGCCGTCCCATCGGCGCCTTTGGTGCCGGAATCGCCCGGCGCTCCATCCTTGCCGTTGACCCCCGGCGCTCCATCCTTGCCGCTCAGCCCGTCCGCGCCATCCTTGCCGTTGACCCCCGGCGCCCCGTCTTTGCCGTTGACTCCTGGCTCGCACTTGTCGCCCTTGTCGCCTTTGTCCCCCTTGTCGCCGCGCAGGCCCGGCGTGCCGTGCGTGCCATCGACGCCTGGGGCTCCATCCTTGCCGTTGACCCCGTCGCGGCCGTCGCGGCCGGGTACGGGCGGCGCAGGCGCGGGCAGCGCTCGAAGCACGTCCGCAGCGATCGCCTGCACGTCGACGGGTGCAGCATCCTTCCCGTCGACGCCATCGCGCCCATCGCGACCCGCTTGCGGGATCGGGGGCAGCGGCAGTTGGCGCAGCACGTCGGCGACGATCGCTCCGGTGTCGACGGGGGCGGCATCCTTGCCGTCGCGCCCGTCCTTCCCGTCGATGCCCTTGTCGCCTTGCAGCGGGCGCTGTGCTTCGAGCGCTGCCAGCCTGTCGGCGATGGGCGCGAGGCCGCGCGAGACGTGGCGCTTGATCGACTCGAAGAGTTCGACCGATGCCTGCGTGAATTGTTCGTGATCCATGGCTATGTGGCAGACGCGCCGCCTGGGTTGGTTGTGGTCGATCGCTTGCGAAGATGCGTCAGACGGTTTCCGCTTCAATGTCGAGCAGTTTGGCGACGAAGCGCAAGGCGTGCGCGCCCGAGTCGATCGCCTTGGGCGCGGGCGGCATGGGTGCCGGTGCCGGTGCCGTGGGAGCAGGCAGCGCCGGCTTGCTCGATGCGAACGGATCGGGCTGGCTGTCGCGCTTGTCGAGCGCAGCGAGCGAGTAGTTTTGCTGTTGCAGGTACGGCGTGTCACCACCGGTCACTGGCTTCATGTTGCGACTCGCGCGCGCTTCGTTCGGCTTCATCCAGCCGCCGCCCACCCCCTTGTTGAGCGCGTCGATTTGCGTTGCCGAGTCCATCTTCATCAGGTCATCAAGATCGAACTCGACGCCGATGTCGCGCCCCGCGATCTCGGTCAATCCGAGCCCCTCGTCCAGCATCGTCTCGATGCCTTCCATGTGCGTTTGCAGGCACTGGTTGTAGTACTGCTGGTTGAGCGCTTCGATGTTGTTGTAGGCGGGCGCAGGCGCCGCGCCCACCATGTAGGGCGGTACGTGAAACACGGCACAGATTTGCTCGGCCGACAGCTTCAACTGCTCGACCAACTGCGCGTCTACGGCGTTGATCGACATGGCCTGATAGCCGAGCCCGTCGCCAAGCACGGCCACCTTGCCGATCTTGTCGCCCGTAAAGTTCGCTTCCCACTCGCGCTTCAAGCGCTCGGCGAGCTCGTCACCGATCTGCGCGGGCGCGGTCAGGATGCCCGAGGGGCGGCTCATGTTGTCGAAGAATGCGGCCGAGTTGCGCGCGATCTTCAGCGCTTGCGTGGCCGCGAGGCCGCACGCGAAGATGGGCGACACGCCGACGAGCGGGTGGAACAGGCAGATGGCGCGATCGTGGATGATCTCGCTGGCGGGCACGGCCGGCAGCGACTCGGTGATCTGCGCGAGGTTGTCCTGCTGCAACTGGTAGTAAACGGCACCATCGGGCGCGACGAGTGGCTGCACCCGGGTGGGGTCGAGGATGTAGTGCGCGATGATTTGCCCGCGCTGGTCGCGCTCCTTGAGCACGTAGGCGTTGCCGTGCGTGAGCTTCGACACGAGCCACTGCTCCATGAACAACTGCCGCGTCTGGTAGCGGTTCGGCTTGCGCAGGACTGCGTTGTAGGGCGGCAAGTAGATCGCGGTCCACACGTCGTTCGCGTCGCACTCGACGATGTGCAAGCCGAGCTTGCCGATGTCCTGCGCGATCAGCGAGATGCAGGCGAACACGGTGGCCTGCGCGAGCACTGCCTCGTTGTTGACGGTGACGCCGCGTTGCCACGCCCCGGGGAAGGACTCGAAGATCGTGGTCCACGCCCCGGCGCGCGTCATGGGCGGCGAGGCGCCCGATGCGGACGCGAGACTCGGCACGCGTTTGATCTCGAACGGGCCGAGGCGCATGGTCAGGACTCCCCTTCGGGCGTCATGTCGCGGCGCCGGTAGTGTCGGCGCTTCGGCGCGGGCTCGATCGGCGGTTCCTCATCGTCGGCGTTGGCGGTAGCTGGCGCGTCGGCGGCGGGTGGCAGATCAGGCAGTCCGATGTCGTACGGCGCGATCGTCGGTGGCGATTCGTCACGCGGGGCAGCATCGAAGTAAATGTCTTGGAAGTCGTTGGGCACCATCAGCGCTTCGATCGCCTCGACCGTAGCCGACGGATTGGCGGCGGGGTCATCGACCACAATGGCGCGGCGGATCCCGGTGAACAACCGAGCATGAGCGGGAAGTTTCACGTGGAACACTTCGCCGGGCTGCACGATGCGACTCGCGTAGCGCAGGAGTTTCGTGGCGCGCAGCGCAATCATGGGCGATACATCCTGGCTAGGTGCTCTTGCGAAAACCCCGCCCGGAGCGCCGTGGACGCTTCGGGCGGGGCGAGGGTCAGAGGCGGCGCAGCGCGCGCCGCCTTCACGATCACGACGCGGTGACGCCGTAGTTCGCGTTGCCGACGAACGCCACAGCGCCCGAACGACGCTTCTGGAAGTTGATCGAGCGCACCACCTTGATGGCCGTCGATTCCGACTGGAACATCGAAGTGAACTTCTCGGTGATGCCGGCAGGCGTGTCGGTTGCACCGGCGGGGGCGCTGTTCTGCTCGATCGTCGCCTCCGTGCTGATCGAGACCGCGATGCCGCTGTCGCCGATCTTCCAGATGTCGCTCGGCTTCATCAAGATCAGGTCACCCGCGCCCACGTTGTCGCCCACGATCAGCGGATCGCCTTCCAGCGTGCCACCAGTCGAGGTGATGCCATCGAACTCGCGCTGGCCCAACGCGTTGCGCATCAGTTGCAGCGCCTTGGCGAGCGACGGGGTGGTGACGAAGTACAGGCCGGTCGCGTTCTTCGCGGTGATGAAGCCCGCGTACAGATCGGCGATGTCCTGCCGCACGCCTTCCGCGTCGTTGCCATTCGACGTGCCAGCCACCAGACCATTGAGCAGGCCAGCAGGGGAAACGGTTGCCGACGCTGCGGTGGCGCTGAGGAACGTCGCGTCCACGCGCTGGCCGCTCGCCTGCGCGAGCATGTCGCGTACCCACGCCTCAGCAGCTGGGGACGAGTCGCGCAGCAGTTCGTTGGACACGACGGCAAGCGCGGCGACCTTCAGCGGGGTCAACGCCACGGTGCTGGCACTCGGCGCGCTGGTCGGGATCGCTTTCGACTCGCCGACCCAGTAGCCCGTCGCGGCGCCGTCGCTTCCCTTGATGGACACGTTGGCGGGCACGACGCGACACGGTACCTTGTCGTAGACGGTGATGCCATGCAGGTATTCGATGAAGTCGCCGGTGTAGCGGTTGTCGGCGCTCACCAGTTCCGAGCCCCACTCGCCGCTGCCCGATCCGCCGCCCGCGATCTCGTTCGCCTTCATCAAGCGCACGAGTGTTGGGTTGGACTTGCCCCACCGCCCTTCGGCAATGGTGGAGGCGGGCACGTACAGCTTGGACGCGAGCGCCTTGGCGATGATCATGCGGGTGAAGTTCTGGCCCTTGAACTGCTCATCGGCGTCCGAGCCCTTGACGATGATCATGGGGCCGCGCGACTGCGAGCCCTGCGCGGCCGACTTGCCTTGCGCGGGCGTGGCGGCAGCGGCGTTCATGGCGTCGAACTGCGCTTGGCGGATGTCGTCGTCGAGCGTCTTGACCTCGGCGGCGAGGGAGTCGAACTCGGTGGCTTCGTCGTCGGTGCTGTGACGGTTCTCGGCCGTGCGCAGTTCGACAAGCTCGCGCATGCGCGCGGCCTTCTGGGTGCGCTCGTCGCGCAGTTGCTGGATCGTCTTCATGGTCATGCCCTTTCGGCGTAGTGAGTTGGCGCCGGCTGTTGGGCCGGCATTGGGGTTGACGCTCGCGACGCCGAGCGGTGCAGGCCCGCGAGCGGCCGCGCCCCGGGCTTGGCCTGACGCGGCCCCCAGGATGCGGTCGTCCGCAGACTTGATGGTGTGGATGGTGGCGTCCTGATTCGCCGCGATGGTCACGGCGGACAGTTCGAGCCAGTCCCATTTCGTGAAGTGCTGGCCCCAGGTGCCTTTGATGTCAGCGCTTTCCAGGGGGTTGAAGCCGATCGACAGCCCGCGCACGAGCCCCGACTTGATGAGCGTCCAGGCGCGCTCGATCTCGGGCAGCAGCCCGCGCATCACTTGCGCCTTGATCTCGATGCCCGCCTCCGTGACCTTCGCCGCGATGACGTGCCCGATGGGCTCGCCGCTGCGGTGTTGCCAGAGCAGCGGGATCGGCAGCGTGAACTGCGCGCCCTTCGGCTCCACCACGTCGCCCATGCGATCCGTGGACGGGGTGCTGGCAATGCCTTCGATGATGCCCGTGGCTTCGTCGGCGGATTTGACGACGAATGTGGAGTAGGCGCGTTTCATTGGTTCAGGTCCTTCACAGCGGTTCGTCGGGATTGCGTTCGCGTGGCAGCAGTTCGCCCTGCAGGTCGCGCTTCGGCGCCTCGCCCGCCTCGGGGTCATCTTCCAGCGCTTCGAGCAGTCGCTCCATCGCCGCCTCGATGCCGGCCGTTCGCGCGTCAAGCGTTCGCACAGCGAGCAGCAAGTCGTACATCGACGGCGCCTTGGGCTCGGCTGGCGCGTTGCGCGAGAACAAGGCGGGAATGATTGACAAAGCGACGCGTCCTCAAACGGGAGCGCCCCGGCAATGCGGGGCGCAGTGTGATTCGTTCCGTGAATGCCGCAGCAGCCCGGGGGGCTGCGCGTTGCATTGATCGATTGCCAAGTCGCCGGGATGCTACCGCGCGTTCAACGACTACGCAAGTGCCGCGCGCTGAGGGCCGTCATGCAAGCGAACGCGCGTTCGAACTCGCGCAACCCGGCGACGTGGCGCTCGCGACACGCGGCGGGCGTGATGCCACGCTGCCTCAGCAGCGCGGGCAACGGGACGCGGCGCGGGATGTAGAGCAGCACAAGCACGGTGCGCAACCGGTCAGGGACGGCGGCAAGGGCGCGTTGTGCATCGAGTACCTCGGCGCGGGTTAACCCGCGCACAGCGCGATCTGATGCGGGCGTGCCGGTGTCTGAGCGGTAGCGCCCCTCGGCCGACCCGCAGTGATGCGCGCGTCGCTTGTTCACCGCCCACGCGCCGTAGCGTTCGAGCAGCGTGTCGATCGCGTGCAGTTCGGGCGGGATGTCGGCGGCGAGGTTTTCCATCACGCGAATAGCGGCATATCGGACGCAATGCGCCGCTTTGCGATAGCGATGTACTCGGGGTCCAGTTCAATTCCGATGGCACTGAACCCCTCAAGCGTGAGCACGGCGCGGGTCGTGAGCTTCGGTAAGCCGAGCGCAGCGGCGAGCGCGCGATTCAGTTCGTGGACTGCACTCATGGCCTTTTGCTCACCTCGTCAAACGAACATCATCTGGTACTTCTTCGCGCGCGGCTGCGGGTTCATTGACATCAGCGCGGCAGCATCGAGCAGCGCCATGAGCGGGTCGATCTTGGCGAACCCCGC